TCACCGACATCATCTGCGAAAACTGCAAATACCTTCCAACGAAACGCTCCAGAAATAAACCCAAGCCAATCCCAAAAGAATCTGACGTAAAAACCTTCAACTACACGGCTCACCTGTGGGATATCCGGTGGCTAAGACATCGTGCGAGGAATACAAGGTGATTGACCCAAATCGAAGTTACGAACAAGAAAGCGTCGAGCGGGCTTTAACGTGCGCTAATTGCGGTCAGAAGCTGCATGTGCTGGAAGTTCACGTGTGTGAGCACTGCTGTGCAGAGCTGATGAGCGATCCGAATAGCTCGATGCACGAGGAAGAAGACGATGGCTAAACCAGCGCGAAGACGATGTAAAAACGATGAATGTCGGGAATGGTTTCATCCTGCATTCGCTAATCAGTGGTGGTGCTCTCCAGAGTGTGGAACCAAGATAGCACTCGAACGACGAAGCAAAGAACGCGAAAAAGCGGAAAAAGCAGCAGAGAAGAAACGACGACGAGAGGAGCAGAAACAGAAAGATAAACTGAAGATTCGAAAACTCGCCTTAAAGCCCCGCAGTTACTGGATTAAACAAGCCCAACAAGCCGTAAACGCCTTCATCAGAGAAAGAGACCGCGACTTACCATGTATCTCGTGCGGAACGCTCACGTCTGCTCAGTGGGATGCCGGACATTACCGGACAACTGCTGCGGCACCTCAACTCCGATTTGATGAACGCAATATTCACAAGCAATGCGTGGTGTGCAACCAGCATAAAAGCGGAAATCTCGTTCCGTATCGCGTCGAACTGATTAACCGCATCGGGCAGGAAGCAGTAGAGGAAATCGAATCAGACCATAACCGCCATCGCTGGACTGTCGAAGAGTGCAGGGCCATCAAGGCGGAGTATCAGCAGAAACTAAAAAAACTGCGAAACAGCAGAAGTGAGGTTGCATGAATATCTACGAAAGAATTGATGGCAGCAAATACCGAAATATTTGGGTAGTTGGCGATCTGCACGGATGCTACACGAACCTGATGAACAAACTGGATACGATTGGATTCGACAACAAAAAAGACCTGCTTATCTCGGTGGGTGATTTGGTTGATCGCGGTACAGAGAACGTCGAATGCCTGGAATTAATCACATTCCCCTGGTTCAGAGCTGTACGTGGAAACCATGAGCAAATGATGATTGATGGCTTATCAGAGCGTGGAAACGTCAATCACTGGCTGCTTAATGGCGGCGGCTGGTTCTTTAATCTCGATTACGACCAAGAAATTCTGGTTAAAGCACTTGCTTATAAAGCAGATGAACTTCCATTAATCATCGAACTGGTGAGCAAAGATAAAAAATATGTCATCTGTCACGCCGATTATCCTTGTGACGAATACGAGTTTGGAAAGCCAGTTGATAATCAGCAGGTAATCTGGAATCGCGAACGAATCAGCAACTCACAAGACGGGATCGTGAAAGAAATCAAAGGCGCGGACACGTTCATCTTTGGTCATACGCCAGCAGTGAAACCACTCAAATTTGCCAACCAGATGTATATCGATACTGGCGCAGTGTTCTGCGGAAACCTCACATTGATTCAGGTACAAGGAGAAGGCGCATGAGACTCGAAAGCGTAGTTAAATTTCATTCGCCAAAAAGCCCGATGATGAGCGACTCACTACTGGCCACAGTTTATTGGTTTTCGTAACTGAGTCATTTTATTATTTTATTGCAACTTTTAACCTTTTATAGTGCGAAATAAATGGAGCTAGCATTCATTTCGCACTTTATGTTTTTGTTGGGCTTATGTTATTTTGATTGAATTCAATTCAGTTAAAAAAAGAAGGTGATTGCTCCATTTATAAATGAATAGTCATCCCCTGTCTTGAATTCTGATGTTACTTTATTAAATGCTAGTGTGAAGGCTACAGGTGCATACCCAATTGTTGCGCCAACTTGATATTCATCAACAGTTTTGTTTAGCGATACTGTCGTTTGTTTCGTCTGTATTGTTTTTCCTTCGAGAGTATAGTTGCGATTGACATCTCGTCTTTCCATACCTGCAAAAATCTTGTATTTGAATCCGCTTGTATCGGACATATGCATTAAACCACGTGGAGCCAGCAGACCAAAGCCATTATCCGAATTGAAGGTTCTGTCATTACCGATGGCAATGGTTGCGCCATATGCTACATATTGAAATAAGTTCCCACTAACAGCAGAAATTTCTGGGTATAATCCAATATTAGTACCTAAAATATCTATGCTTGGTGTCACGGATAGCATCCCTTTTACAGTATAACCGTAACGATTCTCTATTTGATCATCCCATGCATGATATTTTTCTGCACCAATAATCTCATGAGCTTTATTTTGTACTTTCTGACCGCCTGCGTCTGGACCAACAACACCTATGTCAGTACCTAATCGATAACGAATCCACTCATTAGCAAGGGCGTTCCATTCAATACCTGTGTGAGTGTATGCACTAAAAGCTCTGTCTCCAGTTACAGCTGTGTTGTGTCTTTTATTACTGCCTGACGGAGAGTAAATATCTTGCGCAATATGGAGAGATAACTGACTCGAGTCTGATATATCGTGGCTATATCCCAGAAATAAGCCTTGTGAGTAATCATCTCTGTTTTCATGTTTATTGCCATAAATATCATTAAGTATTGGTTGCAACTTCCCTGCATCATCATTTGCTAATGATAATGCAAGGCTGTCCGCGATAGCTGAATATGCGGTAAATGACAGAGCAATAAAGCCCCCAGCGATGACACGTTTTTTCATATGTTATTGTCTTCCTTTTTTTTGAATAGGGCGCGTATTTTACATACGTGTATTTATAATACAAGGGGCGTAATCAATATGGTGTTTTATAATTATGTGTGATAAACAATGAATTTATTTTTATTATAATTTTTATTACCTACTTTTAATGTGGTAGTGCTTTTGTAAAGTGTGTTTGCATGGTGTTTTGTGTTTTTATAATGTTATTTATTGATTTTAAATGAATTAGTTATGGCTATTCCATATAGCAATATAAGAGCTGTTACAAAGGGGGCAGTTACAGATAGTTATGGATGATGAGTGAAACAGATATTGGAGAACCGGGGAATGATGTCTGAGTCTTATATATCAGAACTCCTTCGCCGTCGCTGGGTGTGCCTGCGCTTATATCGTTTCCCCGGTTCTGTTTTTACCGATTACCAAATACTGAAGAATTACGCCAAAACACTGAAAGGAGCTGCCGCATGAATACCCAATATTTACAATATGTTCGTGAGCAACTTATGGCAGCTACTGCTGACCTGAACGGAGCAATGAAAGGTCAGCTTGAAGTCTGGCAGGAGCATGCACAATTTGATACTGGTACATACAAACGAAAGAAACCGCGTATTCTGGATGTGGTAACTGGCAAGATGATTACGCTGGATAATCCGCCGATTTCCGGTAAACAGTCGTACGCAAAAGGTTCATCTGTCGCCTTGGTCAGTTCGGTCGAGTTTTCAACCTCTTCATGGCGGCGTGCGATTTTGTCTCTCGATGAACATCAGAAAGCATGGTTGCTGTGGAGTTACAGTGAAAATATTCGCTGGGAGCATCAGGTTGCCATAACGCAGTGGGCATGGAGCGAGTTTAAGGCTCTGTTGGGTACCAGAAAAATTGCAGGTAAAACACTGGATCGCCTGAAGACGTTAATCTGGCTGGCAGCACAGGATGTGAAGAGCGAACTGGCAGGGCGTGAGACCTATGAATACCAAGAGCTGGCATCACTGGTGGGAGTGACAACTAAAAACTGGTCCAAAACATATACTGGTCACTGGATTGCAATGAAACACATTTTTCATCAGCTGGATAGTGAAGCTTTATTGTTTACGACGAGAACGCGCTCAGAACAAAAGACGGCATTTTCACAGCAAAATATTGCAAAAGTAGATTAAAAGGCATATATTTTATGCAAATCTGATATTTTGCCGATTTTGTACGTGATGGCAAAAGCAAACAAAACCCGCCCACAAGCGGGTTTTTTTGTGCCACTTATCTCGGATAGACATGGTGAATGCGCTGGTGGAGGAAGTAAGGGTAATTTTTAACCAGGTGATTCTTGAATGCTTGCAACATTGATTTCGTAACGTTATTATCCTGCGCCCGGCCCTTTAGCTCAGTGGTGAGAGCGAGCGACTCATAATCGCCAGGTCGCTGGTTCAAATCCAGCAAGGGCCACCAACCGCCACCAGTTCATCAGGAAAGAGCGTCAACCCTTTAAGTTGAGTGTGCGAGGTTCGAGTCCCCGGTGGCGGTCCAGTGCCGACTTAGCTCAGTAGGTAGAGCAACTGACTTGTAATCAGTAGGTCACCAGTTCGATTCCGGTAGTCGGCACCATATGCGGGCATCGTATAATGGCTATTACCTCAGCCTTCCAAGCTGATGATGCGGGTTCGATTCCCGCTGCCCGCTCCAGTTAGAGTCTTTCAGTCTGCGATGATGGGAAATCCCGGAGTGACTGAAAGACGTTTAAGTTATGAATGATCGCTTTTTTTTGCAAAATTGCTGTGCAGAAATACTAACCTTCGGGCAGGCGATCATTCATAAGCACTCTGCTTTTATTCCGATTAACTGTGGGTGGTTTGTTGGATAGAGTGCTTTCCTTACTGTATATATCGTTTCGCCCGCTTTTGCGGTTTTTTCTTTTCAAATCCCTTTCATTTCTCAGTGTAAAACTACGCCATCCGTTATTTGCGGAGGTGAGGCTATGAAATCCATGGACAAAATTTCAACGGGCATTGCCTACGGCACCTCCGCAGGCAGTGCTGGCTACTGGTTTTTACAGTGGCTTGATCAGGTCAGTCCGTCACAGTGGGCTGCGATTGGTGTACTGGGGAGTCTGGTTCTGGGCTTGCTGACGTATCTGACAAACCTTTATTTCAAGATTAAAGAAGATAAGCGTAAGGCTGCGAGAGGTGAATAATGCCGCCATCATTACGCAAGGCTGTTGCTGCTGCTATTGGTGGTGGGGCTGTTGCCATAGCGTCTGTGCTCATCACTGGTCCGAGTGGTGACGATGGCCTGGAAGGTGTCAGCTACATACCATACAAAGATATCGTTGGCGTATGGACTGTATGTCACGGACACACCGGAAAAGACATCATGCTCGGTAAAACGTATACCGAAGCAGAATGCAAAGCCCTCCTGAATAAAGACCTTGCCACGGTCGCCAGACAAATTAACCCGTACATCAAAGTCGATATACCGGAAACAACGCGCGGCGCTCTTTACTCGTTCGTTTACAACG